TACCAGTGCCATCTAAAATCAGACCAAGACGACCATCGATATACAGTTTCATTTGGGCGTTGGTTAAATTCTTCGCACGAAGTCGTAACCGGTCTCTTTTCTCTGGATCCATTGTTCGCATATCTAACGATTCACCTGCGTCCCGAAGGATCTTTTCAAAGGCGATGTCAGGATTGATGGTTTTCATACCTAATCCACCAGTTGTTCTACGTGTGACATAAGATTTGCCACTGCCGGGCCCACCAGCAAGGAAAATTGCTTTGAATATACTTGGATCGTAAACACCTTCATCGAGTAATCCTTGCATTACGTCTATGAGATTTTCTTTCATTAATCGAGTCCTGGAATTATTTTCTTTGCGATATTTCTTAATTTCTTTTTTGTTTCAAGTTCCCAAATGAGAAAAGATTGACAAGCACTACCACAGTAGTTGTTCTTTTTTCCTTTCATGTGAGGAAACATTGGTGCAGTTTGCGGATTGACCTTGTATGCACTTGGTATGGAATCGGGTGGAAAAAACATATTACATCTCCTTAATCTCATAATATTATTTATGATATCTATTTTTATGCGTCAATGGGATCTCCTGTTGGTAATGCATTGAAGTAAGTATCTTTCACGCACTCAATGACTGTTTCATGTTCTCTTGGATTGATAATATGGCGACAATGAGTAATTAACCAACGACCAGAAAAGTATTCATCATAAATTCTTTCATCACCTGCTTCGTGTGGTTCGTTTGATGTGAGATTCACTCTTATTACATCGCCTGCTGCAAGATACGTATTGCCGTGAACAGTCATTTCCATTTTAATTGAATTTGTTGATATTTTATTTGATAAACTTTTTTGTAACCATACATTACTACGATTGTCATATGTTCTTGGATCACTTGCTGATGAACTATGTAATGCAGTCGCACGTGGAGATACAAGAATCTTTGATTTAGGATACTCTGAGATTCTCTTATTATCAGAACTCTCTGGTGTTAGACTGTAGAGAGAACCAAAAGACGCATTGTAATCTGTCTTTACTTCGTTTTGATCAATATGTAAACGATTGTAAAAATTATCTAAGTAATTAAACTCATTCTTTGTCCATGTTTTTGTATGAATATCATGTGTGTAATGTGTTGTACTCAACATTCCAGTCATGGTATCTGCAATTAAATCATTGGTTTTGACAATACGAAACTCTTTTATCGTGGACATGTCAAATTCAATATCTCTCATCGCTGGATTACCAGCCTTTCGTGCGTATGGCATATCAGTAAATAGCATTCGATCTGGTCTTGGTATTCTTTGATCGTGTGTTAAACTCTCAAAACTACGAAAGTTATATCCTCGATGTGTTTCATAGAATAAAAACCCTGGTGTATCGTACTCTTTACTTTCTGAACGTTTTGCAACAGTTGTAATTGCATTAAAGGGTTGCATATGTGGAAAGACCATTTTGTGAATACCAGATGATTCTTCTAAGTAAATTTGTTTATCTGTACCGATGATCTGTCTATCAGTCAGTATTTTGAGAGCAATGTCACTTGTTGTACCTGTGTATGCACGTGAAATACGATTTCTCATATTACGAATACTTTCTTTTGTCGTAAAGTGAAGCGTATAGACTTGTTCTCTTTCCTGTGTTGTCACTTTATCCGATACTTTATACACTCTCATTGGAAAATCCTTGAGATTGATTTGATCATCCCCTTCAGCACCAGGCGTGTGAACATTAAATGCAATATTCTCTTGTCCTGAAATCGAATATCGTTGAATAAAGTTTTTGGAATCTCTAATAGAAATATTGCCAGAAATTGAGTTAGAATAAATGGATTCGTATAGATTTATTTCTGTAAATGCAGCTTTAAAATCTACAGAATCGTTTGTAATTGTATTGATGACTATCTCATCAAGGTTGAAGTCACCTGCTCTCTCGAGCACCTCTGGATCAATAGTAACACTCATAATTATCTCTTAATAACTTTTTTAAATTCTTCTACAAATAAACGCAAGTAGGTGCGATCAATTAATCTTATCTGTCTTTTTTCATCTTGTAATCTGTCTTCATACTCTCTATTGGTTACTATCGTTGCACCTGACGTGTCACTAGACACTTCTAATTTGATGGTAGTATCGCCTGATGTTTGTGCTATTTCATAATGATGTACGCCATCTACATCATCGCCATATTTGTCATTCAGATATTTACCATAAGCAATTGTATCAAGTGGCCAATCAAACCAACTTGTAATATCATTTAATAAAACAATTACCCAATGATATTCTGAATTACCGTAATACAAATCAGCAACAATCTCTGGTGTTTCACCGTCTTTAACATCATACTTATCGAATAACAATGTATTTGCTTGAACTTTTGCATTGACAGCAACTCTGCGTAACAAATCAGTGACTAACTTAACACTTTGACCTTTACCATCAAAGTCGTATTGATATAATGGAAACTCTTTGAAATACATTCTAGTAACCTTCCATAATCTTTTCTTTTGTCAATGCCTCTGTTTCCATGAAATCTAATTTCATTTCTATTTCTGTTGGAGGTGGGGCACTTCCATCAGCGGTTGCCTTTGGTTTAAATGTTTGATATTGTCCGCCTGGACCATAACTTAGTGTAACATTCTGTAAGACAGAATTAGATACAAAAGGAATATAAGTGTTCTCTACACCTTTGTACATATAGTGAATTTCAAACTCTGATGGCATAGTCAGATAACGACCAATTGCAGCATCAACTGGTTTTTCTGGCATCATGTGAAACTTAAATAACTTTGTAATCTTATCAACTGTTTCAACTTCTCTTTCATTCTTTGGTGTAAATCTAAATGTATAGGAAAACTCTCTCATGCTGACTTTTTCAAAGATTGCTTCTAAATGTGGATTTAATGCTTTCTGTGTTGTTAATCTTATGACACCAGATATATCACCACCACCTAAGAACTCACCAATCTGTGCCGGAACATCTCTGAGTAATTGTTCGCCAATATTTTCTTTTAGAAACTGCATACCAGCACCACCTGATAAATTTGTTAATGTATCTCTAAAACTTGAACCACCAAATTGTTTAACAAATTGTCCAGCGGCACCTGTTTCTGATGCTCGATAATCTGCCTTGTAACTAAATTCTAAATTAGGTGGCATATACAAAGCAATCGCATCGGATGTTTTGACAAAACCTAACTTCTCTCTAATTGAATCTCTTTTACTACGTTGTAATGTATCTGCTCGAAAATCATTTCTTGTACTGCTTTCAATACCAACAACACCACCAGTTTGTGCTGTGTATTGACCAGATGTGCCTGGTTTAGTGGTTTGTGTTCTTCGTATTTCTGTTCCTGCTTTGTTGTATTTTGAATTTTTAGTTCTGTAAATATAGAACAACATATAGTGTCCTAGACCAGGATCTGTTTCTAACGTTTCAGGATAAACTAAACTACCGAATGAAAACTTGTTTGTGTCTGTGTGAGCGAATTGATTAGAATCAATATTAAATTTAGAACGTGTTCGTAACTGAGCACCAAGTGCTGCCTTATTTGGTGTGCCAACTTTCCCGCCACCAAATATATTACCTGCAAGTGAATTTAGTAAACCTGATATTAAAGACATATAAGTATTTATAATGACATTTCGAAAGACATACAAAGGTAAGTACAAACCAAAGAATCCTGGCAAGTATAAGGGCGACCCAACGAACGTTATTTATCGAAGTTTGTGGGAACGCAAGGTAATGGTGTATTGTGATAGCAATCCTGCCATTTTGGAGTGGGGATCAGAGGAGATGGTTGTCCCGTATAAGTCACCCATTGACGGTAAATATCATCGATACTTTCCAGATTTCTATCTCAAGTATAAAGATAAGAATGATAATGTACGCAAGTTGATTGTCGAAGTTAAACCTAAAAAGTACACAAAACCACCAATAAAGAACCCCAAACGTAAGACATTAAAGTGGAAGAATGAAGTTCTACAGTATGTTAAGAATGAAGCGAAGTGGAAGGCCGCCAGAGAGTGGACATCAAAACGTGGAATGGAGTTCACAATATTAACGGAAGATTTCATACGCCCATATAAATAGTAGTATGGGAAAAATCCTTGATGATATAAGAAAAGCCGCAGGAGACAGAAAACGTTCTGTTCAGTGGTATCGTAACAAGATTAAAGATTTGGGTGCAAAAGTTTCTTCACGTAGATTGATTAATCAAGGTGCGTTAGCACGTCAACCTGGTCTAGGTAAACTGAATTTCTTTTTTTATGATCCTAAGACAAAAGCAAAATTACCATATTATGATCGTTTCCCTTTAGTGTTGCCGATCGGTTCAGCATCAGGTGGGTTTTTAGGAATTAACTTTCATTACCTACCGATTGCCTTACGTGTTCAGTTGTTAGAAGCAATTGACGGAAAGAATTTATCAGCAGCTGACTATGATAGTTTAAAAAGAATTAAATTGATCAAACCTACAATTAAACATTATTTAACCAATCACGTACGATCTGGTTTTTTAAGAATTGAACAAGAGGATTTCTTACCTGCTTGTTTGCTTCCTGTGTCACAATTCAAAAAGGCGTCAACAGCAGCAGTTTGGTCAGACAGTAGAAAGATGATAAATTAATGGCAATCTTTAGAGGTGGTAAAAGAATTGGTCCTTTTGATTTAAGAATTGGATTACCGAGAGGTAGAGAATATGATAACATTCCTGGTGATCCAAGATTACAACAACGTGCCAATCCTGAAACAACAATCAATCGATTTAGAGCAGCAATCTCAAAGGGAGAAGGTGTTGCTCGACCAAGTCGTTTCTTAGTTCGTGTTAATTTACCCCAAGGTGGTATCAATCTACAAGGCATTTTTCAAAATCAGGAAGAAACAACCACTGATACAGAATTAGGAAGATTACAAGGTACACGACAAGCACTCGCACAACAAAACCAAGAGATTGGGAGAGAGATTGGACTAATGTGTGAGGCAGTTCAATTACCAGATCGAACAATTAATACAAATCCATATCGACACTATGGTCCAACATATAACGTTCCTTCAATAGCACAATATGCTGATGTAACAATGACTTTTATTGGTGATAAATTTTTAAGACTAAGACAATTCTTTGAAACATGGCAAAATCTTGTCATTGATAGTGTTACTAACAACACAGGTTATTATGATGATTATGTTGCACCGATTGATATTTTTCAATTAGGATCTTTTGATGAATTAAATGATAGAGATAGTGTGACATATGGAATAAGAATGTTCGAGGCATATCCAGTATCCATTGGTACCGTTGATTATTCATATGGTGCAAATAATGATTATGTAAAAATCAATGTAACTTTCACTTATAGATATTGGTTGAACTTTAATTTAGATATTGACAGCACAGGAAAAGTTGGTGGTCTTTCATCTGGCGAAGTCAAACCAGGATTTCAAGGTCCTGAGTTTTTAAAGAACTTACCACCTGAACTG